TGTGATGCAATCTATCTATTGAAAGGTTGGGAAGATTCCAAAGGCGCAACGGCTGAAAAAGCAATAGCTGAATGGAAAGGGTTAGAGGTGATGTATGAAGCCTAACGCTCAAGGTGGAATCAAGTTTGATGGCGAAAAGCCAGATTGGAGTTTGTTTGATTTATCACTATTAGACGAAGTGGCGCAAGTATTAACCATAGGAGCAAAGAAGTACGCCCCTGATAATTGGAAAAAGGTGGAAGCTGAAAGATATCTAGCAGCAGCTTTAAGGCATATAGCGGCTTATCAATCTGGCGAGACTCAAGATGAAGAAACAGGAATAAGCCATTTGGCGCACGCTATGTGTTGTTTGCATTTTCTACAATGGCACGAAAAGCAGGAGAAATAAATGTATATTTTAGGTATAATAATTATATCTTTACTAGTAACAGGAATAACCCTATTCACAATCCTAGCAGGGTTTATATGGGTAATTGAGTACACACAGAATGCAGGTTTAAAGCATGAAACAGAAACTGAAATCAGGAGATGAATACGACGCCATATCAGCAAGAAAGTGGACTAACTGGAAATCAGGGCAAGTAAAGAAGGTTAAACGAGCATTAAACAAGAGAATCAGAAAAGAGGGTAAGTTATGGGAAAAGGCAGCGCACCAAGACCATTATCAATAGATAAACAGACATTCAATGAAAACTTTGATAAAATCTTTGGAAATAAAAGCAAGGAAAGACCGCAAGAAACATGCGAGACCAAGCTTAATCCACCAAAGCAAAAAGAAGTACAGCAGGAAAAATGACGAAAGCGTCAAAAAAGAAGAGTTACAAGACTACTGAGATATTCTTAGAAGGTTGGTATTCTGTAGCTCACCTGGAAGATTTAATTAAACAAGTCAAAGAGAATAGAGAGCGAGTGAATAAGCGTGAGCAGGCCAACGAAGTACAGTGAAGATATATTAGATAAGACTCGAAAGTATATCGAATCTGATTACAAGCTTAATGATGGCGAAGTGCCTACTTTAGAAGGTCTAGCAATCTATCTCGAATTGCATAGAGACACTATACACGACTGGTCAAAACACGAGGATAAAAAGGAGTTTTCCGACACCTTAGACGGTTTGAAGGCAAAACAGGCTCAAATGGTTATCTCAAACGGCCTGAGAGGCGATTACAACGCGACTATAGCTAAACTACTACTGCACAATCACGGATATAATGACAAGGTAGACAACAATATAGGCGGTCAGGATGGAAACCCTATAAAAGTTACTCACATAGAGCTAGTACCTTTAGATGACGGCAGCTCAAGTACCGATACCTAATAAGCTAATCCCTGTATTTGCAGGCAAGGCAGACGTGAGGGGTTCTTATGGAGGAAGAGGCTCAGGTAAGACACGCTCGTTTGCTCTAATGTCGGCAGTATTCGGTTATCGATGGGCTGAATCAGGAACACACGGGATTATTCTGTGTGGTAGGCAGTTTATGAACACTCTAGATGAATCAAGTCTAGAAGAGATTAAAACAGCTATCAGGTCAACTCCCTTTCTTAATGATTACTACGAGATTGGCGAGAAGTACGTCCGCACTAAGAATAGATTAGTAGAGTATAAATTCACTGGATTAGATAGAAACATTCAGAGTGTTAAGTCTAAGTCTAGAATCTTACTGTGTTGGGTGGATGAAGCTGAGTATGTAACTGACCTAGCTTGGAAGCTACTAATACCTACAGTAAGGGAAGAAGGCTCTGAGATATGGGTAACATGGAATCCTGAGATAGATGGGAGTGCTACTGATACCAGGTTTAGAAAGACTGAAGACCCGATGTATAAAGTTGTTGAGATGAATTGGAGAGATAATCCAAGATTTACTTCTAAACTAGAGAGGGATAGATTAAGGGATTTAGAGAACAAACCCGATGAATATGATTGGATATGGGAAGGCTCATACAGAACTTATGTAGAGGGCGCTTACTTAGCTAGACACATCAAGAAAGCTCAGGAAGAAAGGAGAATATCAACAGACTCACATCAAGTATCAATACCTGAAGACCCTATGTTTACTGTAGAGATTGATGTGGATATAGGTGGAACGGGGGCTAAAGCGGATAATTTTGTCATGTGGGCAAGCCAGACAATAGACCAGAGAATTAACTTTATAAACCACTACGAGGTTCAAGGTCAGACAGGGGCAGCTCATATGGCTTGGCTAAGGGAGAATGGCTACACACCCGATAGAACAGTTATCTATCTGCCACACGATGGCGAGCAGCAAGAGAAGACAATTGACTCAAGCTATAGAAAACTATTCGAGGATAGCGGTTACAAGGTAGAGGTCATTCCTAATCAAGGTAAGGGCGCAGCTAAGCAAAGAATCGAGGCAATGAGAAACCAATTCCACAGAATGTGGTTCGACGCTAAATGTATTGCAGGCGTTAAGGCTTTAGCTTGGTATCACGAGAAGAAAGACGAAGCGAGAAACGTAGGATTAGGTCCAAACCATGATTGGTCAAGCCACTCGTTTGATGCAGCGGGTATGCGAGCTGTTAGGTTTAAACTTCCTAAAGTCAAACAAAAAAGAGATAAAAGTCCAAAAATTCGCGTTGCTTGATAATTGTGGTAGAATAATATCAATTTTCTTGATATAAGACTAAATGAAAGACGCTGAAGTTATTGAACAATTGAGAGCTGAGATAACTGACCATAAGCACAGTGGCAGGGATTATTCTCATTTAGCATTGAGACTCAGAGATTTAGAGAGAAAGCCTAAACCTAACAAAACCCCTAGAGTGAATACGCCTTGAAACTAACTGATGCAGATATAAAAGCCATACTCTCACAGGAAGAGGCAGCGGCTATAGATTTTGAGGGAGAGATAGCGGAGAAGCGAGCTAAGCTGCTCGACTATTACAATTGTCGACCATTTGGTGATGAGGTTGAAGGTCAGTCTCAAGTTATATCAAGTGATGTATCTGACACCATCGAAACCTTAATGCCTGGGCTTATGAGAGTATTCACACAAGGTAGGCTAATCGCTCACTTTGAAGCTGATAACCCAGAGTTTGAAGCTGAAGCTGAAGATAAGGAAGAGCTGTCTAACTTTGTATTCTTAAAGCAGAACAATGGCTTTATGACTTTGCAGACCATGTTTAAAGATGCGCTCTTGCAGTTCACAGGCACAGTGAAGGTATGTTGGGATAAGACAGAAGACTCATACACAACCCGCTATAAGGGCTTGAGTGATATTGAGTACAAGAAATTAAAAGCTGACCCTTCGGTAACAAGTTTAGGTGATGTTGAGACTTATGAAATTGATGGACAGACCTTTTACGATTGCGAGAAGGTAGAGGTTAAGAAAAAAGGCAAGGTTAAGTATGTAAACGTACCCCCTGAAGAGTTCCTTATCTCACGGTCTGCTAGAGACTTTGTTGAAAGACCTGCTTTCATTGGTCAGCGTTCACCCAAGACCAGAAGCCAGCTTAAGAAGATGGGTTTTGACCCTAAACAGATTGATGTACTTCCTGCTGATGAATACTTTAAAGACAGCGAAGAGCAGAATGCTAGACGCCATGACTTAAACCAGTGGGCTAATGTAAACCCTTCCAATCATCACCCTAACGATATTATTTATGTGGGTGAGTATTACATGGAGCTAGATGTAAACGGCGATGGCATCACTGAATACTGGCAGCTATTTTATGCAGGAAATGAAATTCTTGAGAAAAACCAAGTTGAAGACCACCCTTTTTGTACTGTTGTTCCCGTACCTATTCCTCATAGAGCAGTGGGTACATGCCCTGCTGAACAGGTAGCGGATATTCAATACAGGAAGTCTCACCTTGAAAGGAATATGTTGGACAATGTTTATCAGTCTAACTATCCGCGAGTCATGCACTCGAACAAGGTTGATTTGGACGACCTATTAACACCGAGAGCAGGTGGTACAATTGAGATTGATACCGACATGGGAGACGTGGCAGGCCATGCACAGCCGCTAGTTATCCCTAATATGACTGAAGGTATCTTGGCAGCAATTGAGTTTACCAACAGTGAGCGCGAGATGCGTACGGGAGTAAGTAGATACTCTCAAGGATTGGATGCTGAAGCCCTGAATAAGACTGCTACGGGATTCTTAGGCATGATGGACGCCTCACAACAAAGAGAGTCCC